CAGAGTTTGTAATGTCAAATTGATTTACTGCACTGCCTGTAGTCTGAAATATTATCTGCTCATTACCATTTTCATCACCAATGAAGTGAGCATCATCTATTAGTATGTTCTGTGAGTTAGTATCTAAATTACCACCTAGTTGTGGGGATGTGTCTTCTACAATGTCAGTTATAGCACTTGATGTAGCAAGTCCTGCTACCAGAACACTTCTTGCAATTTTCTTTAAGCCACCACCTGAAGCATCTACAGCTAAAAGAGTATCTCCACTAGCAACAGTAGATATTGCAGTTAAATCTGTTACCGCAACAGGATTGAAATTTGTACCATCTGCAACAAGTATGTGACCTGCTGTATTAGTGCCCATAGTTATATCATCACCAGTTACGGTTAGATCTCCACCAACAATAACATTTCCTGTTGTAGTAACTGTGTCAATAAAAGCATCTTTGTAACGTAAAGAAGTAGTACCTAAATCTATATCAGAATCCGTAACGGGAGATATTGCTCCATCTTTTATTGTAAGTTGATCTGTACCTGCAATTCTTATATCAATTTGATCGTCAGTATCTGCTGTGATAGAAGTATCAGCATCTGCATCAAGTATTAATTCAAGACCATTCATGTCTAGCTTCTTACCCATAGTAACCTGTTCACCACCAGAATTAGCAGTGTCAAAAGTCATATAAGCCGTATTTGCTTCTTCAATCACAAGAGATGTTGCCGAGTTATCAACCATTTTAATTGAACTAGCTGCACTAAAAGTTAACGCTCCATCCGCACCAGCCGATAAAGTTAAGTCTCCTGCAATATCAACAGCACCAGAAAAATCTCCCGTTGCGGCATCTAGTTCTCCTGAGACTGTAAGATTTCTCATTCCTGTAGAATCAATATTAGCATCAGTTGTTACAACTTTACTTGCTATAGCCGTTCCAGCAGTTAATCCATCAAGTAATTCTAATTCTGCTTCTGCTAACACTGCACTTCCAGCAGTAAACCCTGCTCCAGAAATCACTCCAGTTACGCCTAAAGTTCCTCCAATAGTCATATTCCCAGAAGCATCAAGAAAAACAGCTTTTTCAGCAGGTTGTGTGCAGAAGATAATTCGGGTTGAACCAGCATTCCAATCGACTGCTGCATCACTGTTAGAAGATTGCAATATAGTTGTTCTAGCTAAAGTTGTACCCGATAAAGTATAAGTTCCTATACCAACCTCAAAATCAGCACCATCCGTACAACAATAATAAGTTGTGTTACCATTACCTATTTGAGAAAATGCTTCAAACCCAGTTTCAGCACCACCTAATGTGTAAGTGCCTGTTCCGGCTGTAGTGGTGGTTTCTTTAACTCTATCTTTTAAAATTAATGCCATGTTTTAAGTCCTCGGTCTTGAAGGTAAGCCCCTTCTATAGGCATCGTGATTTTCTCTTGCTTCACCAAGATCTTTTAGCCTAGAAAGTCCATCCATAAATCGTTTTTCGTAAAGAGCAATAACATCTTGTTCACCTTTCATAAAAATATACGCTTCTAATAAGGCTCCGTAAAGAAGTACATTTGGTGCATTAGCACTTATCCAGGTTGTACTAGAACCAGAATCCACTAAGCTTGTAGGTCTATAAAAATAATGTAATTCAACTGTATATGCTGAGTTAGGTGTAGGTGCTAATAAAAAGTGATCTACACTAAATACAGCATAATATCTCGGCACACCTGTTGTCGAAGCATTTGGTGTATACTCTCTTAAAAAGTTTACATCTTTTTGTAATAAGAAATTTTCAGAACCACTAGTTGTTATCTGTAAAGAAAACACAGCTAGTAAATCATCTGGAACAGATAAAAACTGATCAGAAGAAGTCATTGCTGAAGTAACATTCTTTCTAAAGTATTCTAAATCTATAGACTCAAATATTCTGTCTTCGGCTGCTTTAACAAAATTAGGTAAATTAGTTACAAAAGTAGATTCTGTGTTATCTGTATAATCTTGAATAGCCGTTTTTAATGTTGCAAATGTAAAACTCATCTATGTCCCCAATGTAACTGGACCAGCAGTAACTCTACCACCACCACCTTTTATTGAACCTGTTGTTGCCGTACCACTGCTGGCTGAAAATGTGTAAGTATCATCATTAACTTTAGTTATACTATATCCTACAGCTTTTTCAAGGATAGTGCTCGTAAACCCCTCGAAACTAGAAACATTTCTAAAACGTACTGTGTCACTTGTTGACCTACCATGAGATGGTTCCAAAACTGTTATCACTGCACTACTAGCCGTACTAGTAAATGGATTTAATCCAAGAAGATTCTCTACGGTCACTTCTGTTCTGCTTGTAACTCGTGGTTGATACAAGGCTGTTGGATCAGGTCCAGGATGATTAGGTTTTAATTGTGGGTGTTTTTCTTCATACTCATCAGGACCAACTTTCAAACCATTCCATTCGGTTTTCATTTCTCGCAAGCGATAACGAAATCCAGAACGATCTGAAAATCCCCATGCTTTTTTTCCTGTTGCGTATCTTGCCATATCAGTAACTATAGTAAGTCATGCTAGGTGTTAATTTTAAAGGAGTGCTATTAGCATCCTCGGCTGCTGCTCGTTGAAACTCTTCTTCATAAACGGCTTTTAATAGTTGCACTCTCTCTGGTGCTTTCTTCATTGCTAAATAATAAGCAAGACCAGCCACCATACAAGGAAGGAATCTGAATGGTGTGTCTGCATTATTTATCAAAGAGTCTGCATCTTCAATACGTCTTACATAATAATAAACCAAAGTATAAGAAGCATTAGGTGTCGCCCACAAAGTAATAGTAGGTATAACTTGTCTATCAAAAAAATATTGACTAGGTTGACCAGTGGTTCCTTTGTTCGGAATAGTAAGATATTCACCTCGGCTCATTTGACTTAAAGTAAAATCAACATTACTACTGTTTCTTAAAACAACTTCTAGCAAGTCCACATAAGTAGCATCTAATGTATAAGTCGCTGTACCAGAAGTTATAGCTTTAGTTTCTTGTTTGACAGTCCACATGTTAAGACCACGATTTGCCCAATCAGCGAACATTAGATTCAAAGAACGTCTAGCTGTCTTTGCGTCATAACCAGTACGCAGCTCCAAGCCACAACGCTCATAAGCCTCTTCTATTATTTCACCGACATCTAAGTCGAAATCTCTTGAACCCGAAGTTGTCATTTATGTTGTTGCACCTCTTTTGAATGAGTTGGATTTTTTAAACTTAGACTGAGTAGCTGCAGATCTTACTGATTTAAGAAAATCGTTAGTTTTCTTTTTCTTGACTACCTTTTTTTTCTTGTCGTCTTTTCTAGTTAGTCCACTTTCTTTATTTAAAAAGTCTCGTAAAGACAAGCCAGATGCTTTTAATTCTTTCTTTGAAACAATTCTAGGTTTCTTTACATCTTTTTTTACTTTTTTTATTGTTTTACTAAGTTTTCTTGTGCCAGAGCCTAAATCCATATCTTTTTTTTGATTAGCTGTCTTTTTAGATTCTCTTCTTCCAGATCCTAAATCCATATCTTTTTGTGTCTTGCTAGGTTTGGCGTTTCTTCTTCCAGAGCCTAAATCCATATCTTTGTTTAGATTGATTTTGTTTTTAGAAACTCGTGTTCCAGACCCTAAATCCATGCTTATTTGTGTCTTGCTAGGTTTGGCGTTTCTTCTTCCAGATCCTAAATCCATGTTTATTCTTGATTTACTTCTTTTATCTATTCCTGGCATTATACTTTCCTTTTCTTTCTTAGTGATGCTACTCTTTTAGGTTTACCTGCCGGCTGACCCAACTTATTCTTCTGATTTATCCTACTACGTTTCTCCGCAGTTGTCATCTCCGCAGAAGTTTTCGGAGTTTTCTTAGAAATCTTCTTAGTTGGGCGACAATAAGGCACACCTCTTTTTTCACCTTTTTTACGACCACACGCTTTACCAGTTTTAACATCTTTCCAATCTTCCTTAAACCATCTCTTTAAGGCTAGACCTGCTTTTGTTTTTCTAACTGCCATTATGCTTTCTTTGTTTCTTTTCTTTTACCTTCCAAAATAGCTCCGCAACCTCTCGCAATTTTTGGATTATTTGTTGGTCTTTTTCTATACGCTTTGCCGTTTGATGCTTTAATAATACCTTGCTTATCTTTGACATTCTTAATAGCTTCTAAAAGTCCACCGTCTTTTTTCTTTGTAGATTTACCATAATTAGCAGCACCTACTTTTCGGCATTTTGCAATTGCACCTCCAGCATAAGCACTTGGAAAAACTTTAAATCTTGCTTTTACTTTCCGATAACATGCGTCTTTTGGCATTTCTTAACTCCTCTAGTCCACTGACCCTATAACATCTACAAGACCATTTTTTCTTTCCACAACCCGTACAAAACTTAACGGGACTTCCTCTTATTATTAGTTGTTCTTTTTGTTCCTTCTTTGAGTCCACCTAAATTATAACCTTTAGTTTTTGTTTTTTTCTTTTTACTTCCAACGGATTTTGTTATCTGTTGTGGCATTGAGCTTCGCAACATTGTCATTCGGTAAACTCCTTCTTATAAAATCTTCCCATAAAGGTTTTATCATTTCATGGTTTTCAGAAACCTTCTCTGCCATTATAGCTGTTCTTTTATCCACTTCCACTAAAGTTGATACAGACCAACCAATAGCTCCTGCAAATAATACTATACAAACACCAGTTGATATTTCTTTAACATTCATTAGCACTTCCACCTTTTACGAGCTTGTCTTAAACGGCTATTAGGATCTTTTGCAGCTTTAGGAAATTTCTTCATTTGTCCTGCTGAACGTGCACAATATGACTTGCGTCTTTTTGCAGATTTGCTACCAGCTTTAACTTTACCAGTAACAGCTGTTTTTAACTTACTTCCAGGGTTATCTTTACGATATTTAGCGACACCCTTTGCAGTCATTCCCGCACCAGATTTGGTAGGACGTTTTTGCCCACCACCTATGGTGTGTCCCTTCATAGTGCCTTTTTTCTTTTTCTCAGCCATTTCTTTTCCTATGCGAAGAAAAATGTCATCATATCTATTGTACCAACAGTGTATCTAATACTAAGACCACTTTCAAATAAAATACCATTTTGAGGTATTGTTCTATCAAGTGTTGTATTATCAGTGCCTATTGTTCTTGCTTTAAACAACACTGTCCCTGATTCTGGGCTACCATCAATAAATTCAACAATCCCTGCTGTTCCACCAGATACAATTGAAAATCCTTTTAAACGAACTCTACTACCACCACCAACGGCTTGTGCCGCAGAAGCGATAGAGCCAACTTCTATGTTTGCTGCAAATTGTGCAGAACTTGTTACTGAAGTAATTGTCTTAAAGTATTTAGTACCATCTACAGCTTCAGCAG